TTATCCTGCTAACTGTTTTACACTATTCTCCTGGATAAAATCTCTAATCTTTTCATAACCCCACCCGCAATTGATAAGGCCACTGACAAGCATTTCCATGGACTGTACTGCGGAAAGTTCTTCAACAGAAAATCTATCGCGTAAATTGTCCTGACTCCCAATTCCATAGTCTTCACGAAGCTGCTTCGCATTTTTTCCAAATACAGCCTTGTAAATAGCATTTGTATATGTGGAATATGCGTGACCATGCATACGTTCGTTTTCCTGTGATCGCTGAAGTGTATTTGTAAGTGCTTGACGGACAGCAATACCTTTTTCGCGTTCCTTCATTTTTCCAATCAACGCCTTTTCCATAGCATTAAACTGCCGAATATACGCTTCTTTAAAACGCATTGCCTTTTCTCCAGAATATCCCATTGCCAAAAGAGTAAAACCGTCCTTTGTCATGTAATACAGAGGCTGCTTTTTATTCTGAGAATTTATATAATAGGACTGCTCAAAATTTAGCCGTCCAAATTCCTCACTACACTCTAATTCTCGAATATCTTTCAAGACATTTTTATGTTCCTTCTCGAATGTTTCTGCAATATCCAAACTTGTACAGGTTACAACTTCCTCTCTATTCATCTTTTTGATTTCTACTAACATAGATTCTTTCCTCCGATCTATTTTCTGTTTTTTGGCATAACAAAAAGACGCCGCATTTCGCGACGCCTATTATGTTCATGGGAAGACCGGGAGCATACCCCGGAATGACTCCTTCCCTTTATTCAATTTTTACCATCCGCTCTCCTCTTATGGCTGTAATTTTCCTATTATAATTTTATCAGATTTTCGTGTGACAAACGTGACAGTTTGCTTGACATGGATTTTTCAGTTTAAATTATAGCATGGGAGGTCGGGACGAAACGGGACACTTTGAACATATAAAAAGCACCCAATTTTATAAGGTGCTTTTTACAACTCTCATTATTTTATACTGCCAGCATCTATGTGCACAATAATGGAAACGGGCTTTTTCTTTATGCGTCCTATATTTATAATCAATGGACACGATCCGCTCTCATCTCCGACAAATCCCAACAACTGCTCCTTGTAGTTCATTTGTGAACCGTCTTCATAAGTATATTCAGTTATCACATCAAGACAGTCAAGATATCCTTCAGCTTTCATTGTATAGTTTACATATAATGCACCATCTTTTGAAACCTCGATTTTATTGACTGATGCCATTCTATTGTCAGCATATATATAATTTGTATCATAAAATATTGTTACCGGAATAGAATATTCCAACTGTTTTATTCCGGCGGGGCTGTCGTCATATGCAGTTATATTTAATTCTACTTTATTTTCATAGGTTTTTCCATTCAACACCACGGCATTACCTCCACCTTCAATCCATTTGCCATCTTCCGCAACAGTATATCCATCTGGCGTTGTTGTATTTGTAAGCATGTATGATGTTTGTGTATCAAAATAATACCAATTAGAATCAATGTCCTGATACCATCCTGTTTTATAAGTGCCATCTTCATCTTGATAACGCCATCCAGTTGTATCTTCTTGCCATTGTCCTGCATAAGTAGTCATTGGAAAAGCCACTATCATTGTCATAACAAAAGCTAATATCCATCGTTTCATGATATCTACCTCCTTTATTAAATCATACCATATTTAAATTATGATTTCCAGATTAAGATTTCAGTTTCTACTCTAAATATGATATGCGGTCTTCCAACTCATCTATACGGTCTCTCAAAGTTTCAAGTCCCCAAGAACTGTGATTCCAAATACGATCTAATATATACCCGACACGGCCATTATAAGGACTTACACTCCATTCGTTTGTGTCAACAATAAGATCAAGACATGTTATTTGCCCTTGCTTTATTGTCGTAGTGGAGCCTGCTCCTGATACAGTAATAATACCATACCCTCCCGGTACACTTCCCTGGGATATAGTAATATATCCAGAATTAGATTCCATTATATTGCTTCCATTTGCAGATACATAGAAATCACCAAACTGTACCATGTCATCACCAGCATAGAAAACATCAGTTTCGAGAGTACCCGAAAATACACCGTTTGTACATTTCAACGTTCCATTTGCGCTTACCTTCAAATTATCACTTTCAATTATTACTCTATTCCCGGTAAGCTTTATCTGGTCAGGCTCAAGCGATAACTGGCTGGATACATCACCCTTACTCACCTTCAGGGATATTTGTTCCGCGGTCTGCAAAAACTGGGATTCGGTGTCTTCCTTCAGGTTTTTGACAGACAAGGTAATCTGATCAGCCATGATCTTCAGGCTGGCTTCTGCCTCCTGCGCTCGCTTTACCTCCACGCTGATCTGCTCCGCCGTAATTGCGAACTTTGCAGAGGTGTCCTTTTCAAAATCGATCAGCTCCGCAGATACTTCCTCGACGTTACGCTTCAGGATCGCGGCCTTACCCTTGAGCTGTATAATCTCCGTGTTGACGTTGTGCTCGGTACTCCTGATCTCTTCGCCCGTGGCGCTGTGCGTGTCTTTAAGCGCGTAGATTCCTTTCAGAGTACGCTTTACGATATATGAGACGATGCTTTCTCCCCCGAAGTCCAGTAGCTCCGCGTCTCCCACTTCCATATATGGCAACCCTTTGAGCTCACATTCATACGGGATGTACTGCCGGCCGTTGACCATGCCATAGATTCCCATGGCTATCTGATTCAGTTCTGCCGCCGTCTTCCCGAATGCCAGGAAATTACCCTCGACAGTTAGACAGTTGCTCCCGGTCCCGTATATGGCTCCGATATCGCCCTCTTCCTGCCTGATCTGTACCTTGTCTATACTTTGTACCGTGTATTCCTCATACTGACAGGAAATGCACAGGTATGGGTCGATCCGCTCATCATACACCTGGTCATTCATTTCACCCGGGAGCACTGGATACACGTCAGTCCCCGGATACAGGTCAACCGCCGGTATCATGCAGTAGTTTGGCTGTAAGGTGATGTGTTGCAGCACACCGTTGCGGTCAAAATGCCCGAATACACCGTTAAGCTGTTCGCAGGCTATCAGCACATCACGCCCCATCAGCTCCGCGGCCTCAATGGTCTTATAGATCATCACACCATCGTTTGGCAGGTAGTCTGGCACATACTCCGTTACACCGATATGCCTGCACAGCCGTGCCCGGAAGTCCCGGAGCGCGAGCGGAAATGGCAGCGCATTATACCAGTCAATCACGTTCACATCAAACAGGCACATGTAATCGAGTGCCACAAGGTTCCGGTACTTCCGGTTGGTCTGCCGGTCCGCAGACTGAACAATATATTTCCCTAACGGCATCGTATAACCAGATGGATACACATCTATTCCCGGATACAGGCCCGTATCCGGATACAATCCATCAAGTGTCTGATATACAGCCATCTCAGTGTCTTTTATATTATCCTCTATATCAATCAGTGTAAGACTGACCTGCGTAGCTTCACAGCTTCCAAAGTCGAGATTTTCGCTGCTTGACAGGGATTCTTCTATGGTCATGGACTCGCTCATAATGTAGCCGCTCTCCCATAGCCTCAGAAACGGTTCCGGCTGTCCCAGCCTGCGGAATTCTACAATCAGATTTTTGTCCGTGCTGTCGGCCTGATACAGCCGTTTTAGTTCCTCGTCTACCTGTAGCATCCGATCACCTCCTTAATACTCAATCAGTTGGATCTCAAACGGTTCATATACCATATTCAGCTTCCTGATATCAATATGCGTTATGGTATACTCGATATCCGGCATATAGAAGACTCCGGATTTATATCCCATCTCCTCGCTGTTCCAGTAGGTAACTGATACCTTACGTTCCCGCTCTCCGTCTGAGACAACGCCAGAATCCACGATTGCCTTTAAGACAATCTTCTCACCCAGATACAGTTTCCGGATCGGTACAACAATCTTACTTTTATAGTTTGGTGATGTCTCCCTGTGCAGGAGAGCCGCCACATCCCGGTAAGCGTCCAGTTCCAGGCGCTGATTTGGTGTTTCTTTATATTTCTCCAGATAGTTGTTTGGGAGAGCGGTATTCCCAAACTTTATAAGCCAGCCTTCAAATGCCACCGTTCTCCCTCCTTACACAAGCAACGGGTTTTTTCCCGTCTGCTTTTTTGTCATTCTGTTGCGCTCCACTACATCGTCATATACTACTTTTCCATCAAGGTTCACTGTCAGGTGGATATCTCCGCCTTCTCCGCCACTCATTTCTGCCATGGCCTCCTTAAATGCCTGTTTCATGGCACTGACCGGTGATACAATCTCAGCTTCCCGGTTGTTATCTCCCAGGATAGCCGCAAATTCCCCAGCACGCGGAGGTACCACGGTACCTGTAGCCAGACGGGGAAGACGCACACGGTCGAGACTAAAACCAAAATGCTCACCGCCGGCAAATGGTACCCAATCAGGAACGTCAAACGACAGCTTATTCAGACTGTCGATTACAAAGTTAATAGCGTTCTCCGCAATCTGAATAATCCCATTAAATACCCCTTTAAAAATATCACCTACATTTGACCAGGCTTTATCCCAGCCCTGCGTAAATCCCGTATGGATAAAATCGAGTATCCCGTTAAGTACAAGTAATATCCCATCAATGATCCCTGATATAAAGGCACCAAGTGCCCCGAATGCTTCCGTGATGACCTGCAAGGCTCCTGATATTCCAGGGCCAAGCATGTCAGCAAACCAGCTCACCATTGGAAGGATCATGTTGTTATAAATGTCGAGTGCTACCTGTATCAACTTTGCTCCAAATTCGAGGAAATGCTGCATTAATGGTTTTATATGATTCGTCCATAAACGATCTGCCACGTCCATAAATGTATCAAAAACGGGTTTTATGTACTTATCCCATATATCATTCAGTACCTCACCAGTGTCTCGGATTGCTTCACGGATTGCCTCAAAAATAGGATGACCATACTCCTGCCACACACCATACAGTGTGTCAATGCTATCCGTCCATATCTGAGTTATAAGTGCAAGCGCCGGAGCTACTGCGTCTCTCCATATCCGGTCAAACAAATCCTTAACTACTGTAAACAGCGGCATCAGTGTCGCCATTACCTCCGTCGCAAACTGTGTAATCATCGGCAGTCCAGATGTAATGAAGTTTTGCAAAGCAGGGAATACAGACAAATTCCAGATATCAGCAAACACCATATTAAAGCTGTCGAACAGGCCATTGACAATAAAACCAATTGTATCGATTGTCTGTTGTATAAACGGTACCAGATCGGCGCTGAACCACGTCTTTAATGGCGCTCCGAGACTCCCCAGATCGGACCATATTCCGGCCAGGATTGCTTTGAAATTTTCAATGTTAGGCTGCATGTCCGTCCAGATTTTCGAGAGGTTCGGGCCGAATGTAGTAGCAAGCCAGGAATAGAAATCATTCAACGCCTGCTTCATACCAGCCACCATAGACGTAATTTTTGTATCCACGTCCACTGTTTCAAACATTTCAGACGGATCCGTTCCTCCGGTTCCTCCGCCTCCACTGCCGGCTCCCTGCTCTGATATCAGGTTAAGCTTATCAAAACTGGCCGTAGACCGCTCCGCATCTTTCCCGGCCTGCTTCGCTGCTCCTCCCGTCTTCTTAAGGCTCTTCGCATAATCTTCCTGCGTCTTCTTCGCTTTTACAAAGCTGCCTTTACCTGTGAGAGCTGCAAGCAGCTGCCCGATCCATGCCAAGACGTTCGCAATTGCGTCAATCATGGCATTCAAAGCAGGAACAACAAAGTCCAACACAGGGGCAAACGCTGTCGCAAAACTGTTCTTCAGATACAACAGCGAGGACGTGAGGCTTGACAATGTAGTATTCACTCCGTTTGAGTACTGCGCCAGATTCCCGAAGCCCTCTTTTACCGCCGTGCTTACCGCGCTAATTGCCTTAAAAACAAAAGAAAACAGGATCGACCTCCCCAGCATACCGAGAAGACTCATATGTTTTCCCGATCCTTTGGCGGACTTTCCTGCCTTGTCCAATGAGGACTTCATCTTTTTGGCTGATTTATCAACCATCTTCTGTCCCTGATCAGCCTCCATCAGCGATTTTTTATATTCTCGTTCTGCTTGTATAACGCGCTGTAATGCAGCATAGTTTGAATCATATTCTGGATTTCCGAGAGTGACACCCTGCTTTTCAAGTTCCTCAATTTTTGCCTTAAGTTCCTGCTTCTGTCCTTCAAAGCTGTTCATATCAAACTTTACCGGTATTTCTGCATCCGGCGTTGGACTCAGCATCTCTTTTTTGTAATCTGCAAGGGCCTGCTTCACTTTTGCAAGTTTCATATAGGTTTCGTCATACTCGTCATCACCAAAATACAGCCCGCGCCCCTCCATGTCCTTCAGGGCCTTGCTCAGTGTCTCAATCTCCTGCTTAAACTCATTTGTATACTGTTCAGCCTTCCCCATATTCTCAGCATAAGAATTTACAAAATCCTCTACTTCTTTTCCGTACTCCTGATAGTCTCCTCCAAGTTCTACCGCTCGCGGCTGTTCTGGTTCACCAGTATCAGAATTGCCATTCTCATAATGCTGTACTGATATCTCCGCCATTTGTTCCTCAAGAGATTTAGTCTCTTTCTGTGCTTTCTTTGCCGCCTCTGCTATATCGTCAACCTTTTCGGCGGCCTGCCCCGCCTGATTTCCGACATTTTCAGCCGCCTTCCCCGCGCCGTTAAAGGCATTGACTATGTTGTCAGATAACCGCTCAATTACCGACGTCAGCTTTTCCATAGCTGTTTTTAACGATGATGTGCCATCTTCAAAACCTGTAGTATCCACTTTTGTGTCAAATTTTAAGCTTCCGTCTGCCATGCTATCACCTCAATTCCGGGCATAAAATTAGACGCCTCACGGCGCCTATCCCAACAACTTATTCCAGTACTCAATTTCTGCTTGTTCTTCACTTGTGTACTTTGTTTTTAAGTCGCACAAAGTCTTATTGTTCCGATAAAAATCCTGTTCCCATTTCTCCAGATTCTTTCCCTTTGCACGCTTCTGACGAATTCCCAACACCACAGAAAATGTACCCTCTTCAATTTCCATGAAGTAACCCATAAAGGTCCACCAGTGCATGTACTCCACCGCGCGAACCTCGCGGCCGGCCACCTTGTTGATCGCTGGAAATAAGATTGCTTCGTCCTGCTCCCAGTCCATTAGCTTCCTGGGCGGCTTCTTATCGTCCTCTTCCTGACCGCAGTCTAAAAACCAGACCGCTTTTTCCGCTGCTTCCCGGTATAACTCCTTTGGCATCTTTTCCCAGTCAGCATACAGGATATTGAGCATAATCCAAGCTTTTTCTCGGTCCGAAAGTTCCGGATCGCTGTAGGCTTCCATAATGGTCAAAATATCCCGGTAATCGGTCCGGATACGCCACTCATTACTGGCAACCGGAAGTGATACCGGAAGCCTTCCTATCATTTGTGATACTCCTTCAGGTATTTGTTCATTCGTTTCATACTGGCTTTCTGATATGCTTCGATCTCTGACTCTAAAACAGGCTGTAAAGTATCCATAAACGCCTCAAACAGATATTTGCCACGGACAATACAAAACGGGGACTGACCTGCAAATATAGTGTCGTATACATCGGAATTAAACATCAGGTTCATAGCCTTTCTGATCAGGCTGTTTGTTTCCTCCAGAGCGCGGGATCCCTCTCCAAGCTTATCCTCTTCTGACAACTTTCCCTCTGCATCTAAATTAACATCAGAAAGCAGACTTCCTTTCGCCTCTTTGAGCATCTGTAAAGCTTTATAATATCGAGTCATCATATCCGGGTCAGCCGGGTTAAAACGGATCACCCGGCTCTCATCTCCATTAATTGCAAAGCTTTTAATGCCCTCATCAAAATTAAGACTCTGCATGTTTTCCTCCTATTCACTAAGTGCTGAACTCTCGGCAGTAAAAGTTTTTGTAGAGATATTGAACGTTCCTTTTGTTCTGACTCCGGTATAATGCAGGTTAAACGGAATCTGATAACCGGTATAATCTCCGCCATAGCTGCTCACTTCAATGATAGCCTCTTCTTTGTAAGCTGTATATGATCCGGAAGCTGCACTCTCCCACAGATGGACTTCTACCAAATCAGTCTTAAGATCATCAAGAGTCTGCCGTTCATCAATAATCCCCTGGAGACGTTCAAACAGCTGATTGCCTGCCTCTGCATAATACGGTTCTACACTGGACTGAGGCTGGTAGCTGTCCAGATTAACGCTTGTCTCGCCCATAATATTATTCTTTGTATCAACGTTTGCATTCATTTCAACATTGTACTCTTCCAGGTCTTTTCCCAGGCGCTCATACACCGCCTGAGCTGCTGACGGCAAAGCCGCATTAATAAAATGTGCCATGAACTTTCTTTTAATTTTACCTGTTGCTTCTGGCATTTAAAATCCCTCACTTTCTATTCTATATTGGGCGTATATCTGTATCTGGTACAGCACGCCGTCGTTAATATCTTCCGTCATCGGCTGCATTGCCATGGCATTAGCCGTTGTGGCTTTTAAAAATCTTCCGGTGAACGTCTGGCCATCAATTTCTACTGATATCCTGTTCTCTTCTGGCACTCTTTCCAGCCAGTAAGCCAATTCCAGTAGAAAATTACTGTTTGACAACCGATTGTAATCTGTATAAGATTGACTGACCGCATACATGACAAAATTATGCTGCCGGATCTGGTTCCCCAGCACGTCCTCCCGGATCAGGCTGTCACCATTACTTGATAGTCCGTAGTTCGTCGGCTGAGGGTCCGTAAAGTCGATGTGAATATCCTCATCGCCCAGGAACTCAGCTATCTTTGGATACTCTGTCAGCTTCTGCCGCATATAGTCTATGATCGTCATATCTTGCCTCCTCTGTCCATCCTGGCCTGTGCCGCTTCTAAAATGTCTCCTTTGTGGTCCGCCTTCATGCGCTCAAACCATTTTTTTCCGCGCATTGGTGCACCAGTATACTTGAGTACCCGGTCTGTTGGGACTTTGATCTCGTTTTTCTTCGCCCATGCACTGCCAGTTGTCGGTGACACGTACAAGATCCCCTCGTGTAAGTAATGCGCATACGGTCCAGGTGTATTAATCTCTCCGGATCCAATCACCGTAGACATAACCATCATGTGCTCCAGCTCCCCGGCCTGGCGCCGCGGCATATACGGACTCATGTATCTCATGGCCTCACTGTCAATCACTTTCTGGACTGGACCGCCAGGCTGAAGGCCGTGCTTCTCAAGCAGCACTTCTATCGGCTGTATTTCAAGTTCTACCTTCACCGAATCACCTCCTTACTTGCGGTATTCTTCTCTTCGCCTTATACTATAATTACAGGCCGTCACATGGCTAAGTACAATGGAAGGAGAAATTATCATGTTAAGTCAAGAAGCTAAAAGTTTTATGGAATTTTGCATATCAGCTTACAAAGAGAGCGGTAAAAACGAATTTTATATTTCTGATTATATGCATATTCCAAACTATGAGGCCGCTATATCAGAATTAATTGAAAAGGGGCTTTTGGACAAGAAAATTGACATTCTGGAAACTATATCAATCAACTTTGATGCATTAAAAAGCTGATATCAATCCGGAGTTGAATTATTCTGGTTCGACTCCGGACAGCATCTCTCTCGCTTCTCCAATGTCCTTAAAAAATTCTTCCAGGCTCTTCCCACTTTCAAGAGAGAACTCATTTACATCCACTTCTAATAACTTTAATGTCGGTTTTAAATTCCCCTCCTTGTCCCGCGCTGAATATACTAAGCCTTTCACACCTTTTCCGATCTGCTTACCTTCCAAAAACACATTCGTTTTATTACCCAAAGTTGCAATTACTAATTTAGGTATCATATAATCCTTCCTCTCTCTATTTACACGACAGTTCATAATGCTGCATGGACTCGCTACCATACAATTTTTCATCTACCGTCATAACCGTCACACAGCCATGGCGCTGCTTCAGTTCCATCAGCGATTCAGACATGGTCTTCTGGTTGGTACAGTCAATGACATGGTTGCACTGGCCTTTCACAGCAAGGTCTTTTCCTCCTGTAAACTGAATCGGCTCAAATAGGCTCTCAAGCGGGATCACCAGAAGGACAGAGTCAGAGTCACGCTGGCCGGTCTTCAGGACATTGGATTGCTTCACATCGTCCCAGAACACGTCTTCCACAAATTCGCGCCTGTATGACTCCTGTTTTCCATATTTCGAATACAAGTACAGTGTTACATCAGCATTCGTATACATATACATATCATACCCCCTGATAACATAGGCCAGTGTCACCCAACCATTTCATGACGATACCGCGTTGTTCCCGGTCTGCCGCCTGTCTGGCCTCGGATGCAGAAGAGAAAGATACCGAATAGGTCCCTACCTTCTCCGATGTCTTCCCAGAAGCTTCCCGCTCCCTCTTTTCCTGCTGACAGATAGCTTCCGACAGTTCACAGCAGCATAGGCGAACCGGCTCCGGCACCTCCGGAAGATTCTTCACTCTCCCGAAGGTATACACATCAATCACCTGACTGGCCTGCCGTGCGTAAAAATCAAAGCCGGTGCGAATGACCGGCTTACGTCCCATAAGATATTCATTCTGATAATCATGCTCTGTTGCATATGCCATTCGCACTCGCCTCCTTATTAGCCGTTTGTGATCAGTCTCGCAATTGGCAATGCCTTTGGATCGAATTTAATATCCCAATTTGCTTTTGCAAATAACTGAGCATCTGTTGGGGATTCTGTCCAGCCGGATGTTGGAATTTTAAAGCTGAATCCATTGGGATGGATAGTTTCACGCATACGCGTGATAAGCTCATCCTGACCGCCATTTTTCTTTGCTTCACGCACTGTCTCTACCGGGACATCTACCCTACCGCGTGCGGTACGAATAACGCCATTTCCGAACAGGTATGTGGTGTACTTTGTCAAATCCTTATTCGCACCGTCTCCGCCTACCTTCTCCACCGGTACGCCATCATCTACGATAACCGTGTAGCCGTTTGCAGAGCCCAGTGCCATCGGCCGCTGGATTCCATTGGCATCGGTCTGCTTCCAATATTCAAGAAGCTGAAGGTTTTCAAGAGTCTTCGCTACATTGGAATGCATAATTACAAGTCCGAACTGATCCTTATGATCTCCGCACGACTCTGTTGCTAGATCGTTCAGGTCTGTCTCTTTTATTTTCCTTGCCTCTGCTGTGGTCGATGTTAAATCCAGTGTATGGCTGTCCGCCCACTTTTTGGCATAACCACTTGCTCCGGTGATGCCAAAGATCGCGTCTGAAATACCGATTAACCGCATTTGACGCCGCTTCTGCCAGTAGCGTGCCACCGATGATACAATGTGTCCCATCGGATCACCTCCGGAAAGTTCGGCGGTAAAGTTACGGGCGAAAAAGCCCTTTGCACGGCCATAGACAACCCCTGTCTGGGAACCGCCGCCCACTTCCTCGACGGTAATATCCGTCTGGCCGTCATAGTTCAAATCCTCACCCTCCAAGGTGTTGTAAAACGGAATGGTGTAAATGTTCCCATGGTTCTGAATCATTCCTGCAATTGTCGAATCCTCTACAACTGCTCCTGACTGTATCATTGCTGTGTAATATGGATCTGGAGCCTCGTTCCACATGTCTAAAAATAATTCCTCATCAAAGGGAATTCCAAAAATCATACCTGGCATAGTTAGTTATCTCCTTTCAGTTCTGCATATTTCTCTGGGCTATTCTGTTTCAGATCCAGCCGTTCTTTATAGCCCATGGTCTTAAACTGCTCTTTTGTAATACCCAGTGCTGGTCCCTGCGTTGGGCCTACTGGATTGTTGATAGGTTCCGTGGCACCGAAAAGATATCCATTATCTTTCTGACATGCCTCGATGGCTGCTTTGATATCTGCGGTTTGATCTTTGCTGGCTTTTAGCGTTTCAACATCAAGCAGAGCTTTGACTGCTTTTGCATTCCTTCCGCCCGCTGCTGTAATAGCCGCCTCCAAGGCAGAACCAAACTGCATATCTGCAATTTTTGCTTCATATTCCGTTTTGGACGTCTCGTATTTCGTTTTGTACTCCTCAACCTGGCTTTTTACCTGGTCGTAATCCTTAAAGCCATCAATTGTTGTATTGGCTTCCTGAAGCTGTGTCTTTGTCTGCTCCAGCTCAGTTTTGATCTGCTCCAGCTTTCCCTTAGCCGCTTCAATATCACTGTCATTCTCGGCCATGATGCTGTCCACCTGTTCTTTCGTCAGGCCCATGTCTTCTAAAAATTTACGTTTCATATTTCTCCTTTCTCACTACGCTTTTTACGGAGTCGCGTCCCTTATGTTGGTAGTTTTACGCCGTGCCGGGCAATTTTAAGTATAAAAAAACACCCAGGATTTCCTGCGTGTTTATCTCCTACTCTGTTGCGATATCGCAATTATTTTAAAGCATAATAAAAGCATCCGATCACTCAGATGCCTTCATTTTATTCTGCTTCCACAAAGGAATATAAGTTCCCTCGCGAACCATATTCCAGTTCTTCGCAAGATATTCCCGTTCAATATCATACTCTTCTGGTCCCATGTCATCACGCCAAAAAGGGACTTCCTTTAATGTTGCCGATGCCCAGCTTTTACCTTTTTCTTCCATCAAATGCCACCAGCCCCCTTCCCTTCGTGTAGTCTCTCAGCAGATTGTCAACAATTAGCATTTCGCGCCGCAAACTTCTTTCTGATGCTGGTATTATACCATCTCTGATCTGCTGATTCAATGCCCGGATATCTGCATCATATAAATCATCAAACCACCCTGATTCCAGAACCGGCCCCGATCGCTCTGCAACATACTTAACTCCATCGTTTCGGGTTGCAATCATCATAGGGATTTCTTTTGTGGTTAAAAGTGTCCGAAGGTCTGCTTCCGAAAACGAACTGTCGGTATTATGATTATGAACAAATGCATATTGTTCATTTGGGTGATCGTCTAAATGTTTCCAAAACTTATATCCTACCTCATTTTCTTCCATATTCGTTTCATAATACTCAACTTTCCCAGTTTTTAAGTTAACCAAATGCATATGCTCATAACCATCATTACCGCCCTTTTTTGCCACGTCCTTGATTGCTTCAGATAACCCGCTGTTCACAGGATCAGAATATCCATCAATCTTGACAGAATAGTCGCTATCGGAATCATAGGATACCTTCGTATTTGTATTTCTTACTGCTTCCTTAGCGGCAGGAATCTTTTTTGCAATCCGCAGTCGTTCCCTTTGCTGCGGTAAATCAAATTGCTTTGAGAAATCTACATAATGCTTATCAGTGAGCCTTAACCGGCTCCTGGCCTCAGTGATATCCTTTTTGTCTGCTCCGGCCGTCTTCAGCAGCTCAACGTCCTGCTTCTGCTTCCGAATTGTGCGCTCCAACCGACGTTGGTACTGCAAGGCGCCGTATGTATCATATTCGCGGCCCCGGTAAGACCTCTTTTCATTTTCCTTCCGGTTCTGCTCCGCCAGCCATTCATCTGTGTACTTGCGCTTACTGATTCCGGGAAGAAATGGAAACCGTATATGGTAACAATTAATCCCTGCGAATCCCAGCATCTCACCTAGGCCACAGACCGTACGCATTTCCTCCGAGCTATAGACCTTCCCCTGCCAGCTCTGATGGTTAAGATATCCGGTTCCGGTATTACGGGCGCCCATGTGCCAGTCTACCTCCCAGTAATCCGTCCCAAGCCCCTCAGCATTCTTCTCGTTGACCTTGTCCGTCATCTGGGCCACTCCGGTCATCACTGCCCGTCTGGCTGCCACCTCGATGCGATCAGACTTACCAGATGCATAATCGACGGTGCGGACTCCACTGGCTGTCATCTCATCGATCACATCACCGATGGCCTGACTGTACGTTTTAGCCCCAGTCGTGATCCCCAGCATGGCCTTGTCTAAGCTCCGCTCCAAGTATTCTGACAGCGGGGTAAAAACCTTTTTTCCGCCAACCATAGGCACATTAAAACCGGTGGTCTGGGTAATATTCTCCATAGGCCGAAGCGTATCCCTTGTCTGCCGCCTGGCCGCGTCTACTGCTTGTTGCAGCCATTGATTATCATCATATGGTTGATAGTCCTTTCCGGCAGCCTCGTATATCTCCCTTGATCTGACATAATTAGATCGTGCCGCCTGCTCGTAAATATCATCTATTTGCAGATCAGCTTCTTTGATAGCCTTACCGATCATCAGCTTGAGCCGGGCCTTACTCTCACCGATTGCAGTAAGCCGCACCAGCAGCCAATCAATAACTGGTGTGACCTGTGCCGTCTCCTTGATGCGCTCCACAATCTCGGACATAATAGACAACTCCAGTGCTGTCATGGTTCGCTCAAGTGGTTTCGGCAGCTTCTCCATTTCTTCCGGTGTCATTCAATCACCGCCTTACTCTTCGACCATGGCTGGCTCTGGTAGATTCTTAATGGCCTCCTCCAGTGTCTCGCCATACCACTTTGCACGGTATTCCTCCAGACGCATCACTCCCATAGCTACATCGTTACGGTCTTGCTGCCGCTCTTCTTCCTCGTCTATGAGGATTGAGTCCTTAAAGTTGCATAAGAATTCATAGCCACTCCGCGTCATGCCATTGTAAAAGGCCAGCGCATAGACAAGATCCTCCAAACAGTCCTTGAGATTTGATTGGATCGCCTTGACCATATTGTACTTACGCTTCTTAGCAATTTTAGCCTCTGTGGCTGTCTTATCAACATCGTTTACATCCGACAAGTCACCATAGGACAGGCAGACATTAAACTCAATCCGCCGCAGGTAAGCATTCAGGCCATTGATAATATTCTGATCCCGCAGCTCAGGGCTGTACTCCTTATACAACTCTTCTCCATTTGATCCTCCTGAAAGGTTCAGTCCGCGATACAGCCGTTTGTTGAGTTTTGGCATTTCATATCGCGGCCTACCGTCTTGTCTCAGAGTAGGTACCTCCTGTAGCGCAGTGACATCCACATGTACGACACGCTCTCCACTCTCAAACTCCCAATCCAAACGTCCGAATTGTATATCCGTCTTTTTGATTAAATTAATCGCTGATTGATATACCGATACCCCACACGGAGAACTGTCCACTTCATTTTTGATCGGATTCCTGTAATATCCGAAGTCCGGTCGCTCCACTCCTGCATAGCTTATATTTTCAGGGAGATCCGCCCATTCCGGAACCATATTAAGCGGTACCGGCCGTCCGATACTCACCATATCGCCGGACCGATACGCAAGATTCTGGATATTGAGTACTTTTGTCTTTTCCCATGTATGGACTTCAAAGCGGATAAAATAGTCGTAATCCGCTACTTTTTTGACATCGACAAACGCCACCCGTATCAGTCGGCCACGTGCATCAAACTTAAGGGGAATGAACCGCTCCTGCGTGATGTACTCCACCCTATCCTCTCCCAGCGGCTTAATGCAGAATGATCCGAGGGCAAGACCGCTCTGCAAGTTCTCATTCAGATCACGGACCGCGGATTGATAAATCTTGTCCAGCGGTTCGACAGAGATACTAGATTCCATCTCATTCAAACAGACATTTGCAAACTCACGGCAGATACCTTGCTCAATCTGGAGGGAATCTACCTGCTCATCTACCCATGGAGCCTGTCCCCGATACATGGATCCCCATTTTTCGATAGCTGTTATCATTTCCTGGCTGATCGCAATATCCTGCCCGAATAATTCTTTTAACGTTCTGATCGAAAACATTCTCCGATACACCCCCTTTACCATATTTTTGATTCGTTTAAACACCTCATCACCTGCCTTTATTGGCCTTTCTTTTTCCAGATCCGGTTAGTTGCGTATCTGGTAGCATCAATGCAGTGATCATTTCCATCGGGGTAGCCGCTGATCACGTTGCCGTCCTTATCACGCTCATACTCGTAATCCATAAATTCCTGTGCTGCTACTGGGCACCGGACGTTATCAATGACAACCTCCCGCAAGGACTGAAGCCATTTGAAAGAATACTCTCGGCTTCCCGGGCCCTTCTCCGCCTCCCGTGCCAGCAAACCATAAGCGCGATAATCGCCAACTGACTTGTTTTCAGCACTGTCGCAGGTAATCAGATCATTTCCGGTAATTCCCATTTCAATCAGTTTATCCGCCGTCTGCCGGTTGCTCTGCTTGTTACAGGTGTACTCCTGCCAGATATAGAGAGTATGGCGTGCCGGATCATAATTCGTACGCACAAAAGCAAACAGATCAGGATACCAGCCCCAGTCAACACCGTTAAGAACATGATCGAACTGAGCTATCTCATCATCCGTTATCTCTCTAATAGTCACATTGTCAAAGACACTGCCACCACTGCCGTTAGCGACACCCAGGTATTCATTTTCGTAAGCGTCTGGGTTCGTTTCCTTCAGGAAGTATGCTTCATCAAGAAATGGCTTTCCCAACCATTTAGGCGGTACCTGCAAATAATTGCTTTCAGTGACTAGCCTGGAAGCCTTCGGTACCTTGATATACTTATTGGCCCAGTTGTTGGATGTCTTTGGCGGGTTAAATGATTTAAAAATATATGCCACATCACCTCCACGAATAACCGACTGCTCAATCTTGCGGACCGACTCCGGGCCTGCGAACTGATCCAACTCCTCTAGCCATAGGATACCAATATAGCCAAACGGAACCTTTATAGATTTTACTTTGCCCGGATCATCGGCACCACGAAAATATATCTTCTGCCCGGTACTGATTCGGGTAATCTCCATAGGGTTGAAAGTTGCGTGAAACTCCTCTTTTATATCTAGCGCCTCAATAGCCCATAAGATCTGTTGGTACACAGATCCACGCAGAGTATCCGCCACCTGACGCATGACAACAGCGTGCATCTGCTCATTTTGCATAATCAGGTCTATGATCTCAAAGCTGATAAAAGATGACTTCGTGGATCCACGGCCTCCGGGGAATACATACTCTGTATGGCCGTGTTCCTGAATATCAAAAACAACCGGCGCAAATACTGGGGCCACCATATTAGATGGAATGCCCGCATACTTGACCGGTTGGTCATTGTCTAAATTTGGTTGTAATGCATCGACCTGGGCCTTCAGGTGTGCAATCTTTGCCCGCTGCTCTTCCGTTGCCAGATCCATATGAGCCGTCAACCACTCCAGTGCCTTCATGCGGTCCGCAAGCTTTATACTGGCTCCGTCTTTTCCCTGCTTAACTTCTGTAATCAGTGTTCCGTCCACCTCAGATGATTCCTTGAAACGAACGGTATTAACTTCTTTCATGAGTGGGATTTTCTCTTCTGTTTCCGGGTCCTCAACCTGTATTGGGCCGAACGCCCCCATCACCTGTACTTCTTCACGCCCAAATGATATGTAATCCGTGATATCAGAAAACGCTATATCCATGTACTTCTGGAAGATATCGTGTTCGTCCAGCATCTCACGGTTCATTCGGTTCTGCTTCAGTCGGGTGATTTCGTCTCTGACCTTTGGATTTCTTAGTAGTTTGCAGCCTTCTACCATTGCGGTTTCATAACTGCTACCATATGCTTTCAGATACGATTTCGTTGCATTAAAGCATCTTACGTAATGAATACAAAAAAGCCGTTGCTTATCGGTAAGGTCAGGATTTTCTATTACCTGCATCACCTCTTCAGCAACAGCTTTCTTTTTTTCTTTCCGAACGTTCGCTTTCTTTTCTGAGCGCTCGCTTTTCTTTTCCGAACGTTCGCTTTCCCAATTATATGTTGATTTCCACCGCCGTACCGTTCCCTGTGGCAGATTTAGTTCATTTGCAATCTCCACTAACTTTTTCCCAGAGTGAAACATTACCTCTGCCTGTTTCACCCTCTGATCTGGCGCTCTTGCCATGGTGTCACCTCTATTCTGCATAAAATAAAGGCACCCGTTTGCCGCCGGATGCCTATTACAAGAAGAAACAAAAAATGAAAGAACAAGTGGACCACCCGGATTCGAACCGGGGCGCATTCCCTTCCTGTAGTCGGTGAATGTCCATCTGCCATTAATGGTATGCTCCACATAATACCGGATCGTCTCCGGTATTGCCCTTATTGATTTTATAAGGTCTATTAAGGGGGAACTTTTAGACCTTGCCGTAAAAGCGTGTCACGGTTGTGTTTAATTGATACACTTTTCTCATTTTAAATTATAGCACATTTAGGTGTGACAAACGTGACAATTTACTTGACACGCATAAATCTTGAAAATTTTTGCCTACAAGTTTCTGCCGTGTATCCTTCTCCCATGGCATCAGCTACTTCTTTCCAGCTTTTCCGGTCGATGCAGTAGAATAATAATATATTTCTCATTTCACTATCATGAATAGAGTATATGTATTCCTCTGCATCAATCACCATGCTGTCGAGTTCTGCCACATGTAGCTCTTTCTTTGCCTTACGTTCGCGCAGCTTAACTCTTTTCCTGTTAATGAGCGTATTATCTTTGTTCCCATGAATAACACACCTCCCTAGCGGTTTTCTCCCACGCTTTCCCTTCGTAACAACGTCGCTCACCTCTCTATGCCTGGGAGGCATTGCTTTTATTTCTGATTCTAATATTTTTATTCTTTTTTCCTCTCCCTCTATTTCCGTGAGAAGGCTTGCGCACTGCCGTAATATGCTCTTATCCATCATTACCTCCTATGCCGCGAATAGCTCATGTACCTGTTTCATGGAATCATCGTCGTCGATTATATAACACTCCGATGTCGTATTGATATTGCTATGTCCGAGAATGCGCTGGATATCCTTAATTGACGCCCCATGCCTGGACATATATGTGGCAAGGTATGCCCGGAACATGTGCGGGTGGAGATTAAGCCCTGCAAGCCGCTTATCAGACTCCACAATCGCGTTAAGCATATGCCGGATACTATCATCACTCAGCCGTGTGTATATCCCGCCCTTGCGGCGGAAATTGAGGAACAATGCCGGCTCACAATCCGTAATCTGCCTGCGCTCTGCCAAATACTCCTCCAGGTGTACCAGCGCCCGCGGTGTGAAGAATGCCGGCCGCTCCTTGCGCCCCTTGCCGTATATGATGCATTTCCCGGCTCTGATATCAATATCGTTAAGGTCAAGCCCTACAAGCTCACTCACACGCATTCCCGTCGCAATCAGTACCTCAACGACCGCCCTATCTCGTACCGTCTGGCAATCGCACCGGATTATCTCCGCCTGCTCGTCTGTTAGTACTGTGCGTATCTTCTTTTCTGTCTTAACCTTGTTGATCTTGTCCATAGGATTCTTCTTCGGCTTCCGTGCCAGGCTGCCGCCGTCCTCAATCAAATCCTCCGACATGATCCACCGGTAGAAAGATTGCAGAGCGTGATACTTATTATTGATTGTCGTATCGCTGTTATGTTTAACAATCTGCCTCCAGGACAGGTACGCCCTTACGTCGTTGGTTGTTATATCTGCATAATGCTTTCTGCACCACTCGAAAAAGTTTCTGAGCTCCCCGCGATAGTTCTCAATTGTCCCAGTGGTTCGTTTTTCAAGCTGCATACACCGAAGCCACATTTCAACCACACGTGGAGTGTCGTCAATGTACTCCGTCGGGAGCTGCCGACCGTTGTGATCGTCTGCTAATATAGTCTTGTCCATCAGGTTCATATATAGAGCCGCTTTTACTTGATTAAGCCGTTCCTGCTCCGCCCACATGTCCATACTTGCCATCAATGTTTCCATCACCGTCATAACAAAATTGTCTGTATTAATCGCTGTCTGCATATTATAATCCTCCTCATGGTATGATTTTCCAGTTGATTTATCATGCCTGAGTCGGTTATAATATACTCAGGCAATAGCTAAGCGGTGGCGCATATCTTCCAGGATATCCACCGCTTTTTATTTGTTTCGATCATATGTTCTCTTCTCAAGTTTTTTATTTCCGGGGATTTCTCCCCGGATTCTTTCTCTTTCGCTGCCTCATCTGCAATACCAGGTCCGGCCATAGTACGCTATCCAATACGCCACTCGGCAACCGCACCAGCGCAAAACGCTTATACTTCTCCACGATCTCCGCCTTGTGTTCTTCTCCTGTGTGCCCCATTGCTTCCACGCCCTGGGCCTTGTAGGTATGTACCGTTACCGTGCGGCTGATCCAGTAATACCGCTGTGCGGCCT